AAGGAATTTATCAACGGCACCAGAAACACCAGCACCTATACCTAATGCAGCAAGACCAATACCAATACCAGTCATTGCTAAGGCCAATGAACCACCATCTATTAATAAATTACCACCTTCCTTTTCAACCTCTTTGTTAATACCAATGAGGTCCATGATATTTTTCTTAATAGCAGGAACATCCATTGTTTCGAATGTATCGATAAGTTTTGGTGCTGTTGCAAATACTGCAGCAATACCAATACCCATAGCACCAATACCTATACCAGCACCTTGTAATAAACCACCCAATTTACCCATAAAGTTACCACTTGGACTTGATTTTTCAGCTGCTGCATTTGCTGCTGCAGTATCCTTAGGTAATTGTTTTAATTCATCTCGAATTTGTTCAAATATTGTTCTTTGTTCTCTATTATTTTCTAAGCCTTGAAGTGATTGAGAATCAATCATGTTTTGGAAGTTTTCAAAACCATATACCGTACGTGCCTGAAAGTCATTCATGACCTTCTGCATGTTTTTCATCTCCAATAAATGCCTACGAGTATTTCTGCCGTCAACTACAATTTTATCAGTGGCCTTATTATTGGCCTCCATTAATTGAACTAATTCAGCTATACCTTTAGTACCTGGAGCCGGTCTTTTTGGTTTATTATCTTCCGCCATTTAAATTTCCTATTTTCCGCCAAAAGCTCTTCCAGCTTCACTAATACCAAATGCACCAAGTGTTACAACAACAAATGATGTATAAATTGTATCAGAGATAACTAAGTCTTGTCCCATAAATGCTGTGATTAAATCACAAATACCAAAAATTGTCATTAATGCAAATGATATAAAACCAATAATTGCTTTTTCGTTTACATCATTATCATCTAGGAATATATCCATAAATTTTCTTTCTGGTGGAGCAAGTCTTTTCTTCGCTTCGGCTGCTTCTAATTGCATTTCCTTAATAGTATCTTCAGCTTGGTCCAATTTGTCAATTAAACCCATATACTTATCTAAATCAATTTCGACTTCGTTTCTACTATTGTCTTGTCCTTCAGCCATTATCTTCTCCTATTATTTAATTTTTGAATTCTTTCGTTTTCTTCCTTAATATGTTCCTGTAGTAGAGATAAATATATCTCCCTCTCCCACGGCATCATACCTTCTATTTCAGTTAAACTGTATTTATGATGTTGCATTAATGCAAAATTTGTTTGGTAAAAATTTTCCAAACTCTCATGCGAGAGGCTTATGTAAAAAAACTATTCAGTCCTCTCAGTTCAACCTCATTTTTATTTTTGCATTTACTACATTCATAATCAGTTTTATAATATACAGCAGGTACTTCCTGTAAAAACAATTGAATCTTTTTAAATTGTTCACTATTTAAGCTCTCAACAAAAGAAGCAAGTTCCTTTTCAGTTTCAGTATCTGCATCATATACATTATCATTATCAAATATGGTATCAATACATTTTACTATTAATTCCATAACACCTTCAACAGATTGGAGTTTATCAACATCTAATGAACCTATTAATTCCATTGATGGATATTTCATAGTAACTCCTACTCCATTATCTTTATCAAGTAATATTGTACGCTCTTGATTTTGATTTATTATCTCAACATCGTCAACATTAATTGATATAGGCGTAAGTCCATCACATTCTTCCTGAGTACATTTAATCTGTATGTTCATATTTTCACCTACAGATTTTGCTCTCAATTGTAAGAACAGATATTCTATATCAAATACAGTAAGGTCATCCAAATCTTTCAATCCATAACAAGAGATAATAATATCCCTTACTGCTTGTGTGATTTGCCCCATATCATTTGATTCTAAGGCAATCATTAATACCTTCTCCTCTTTTACAAGAAAAGGTCTCATAGTTAATTGTTCTCCTGTAGACGGTAATTCAACCGTGTACTGAGGAACACTCAATTTTGGCAAAGCCATAATATTCTCCTATATTATATTAGGTTAATGCATCTAGGATTGCACTTACTCCACTCAATGTAGAACTTGTTGGTCCTTCTGGTACATACCTGTCGTAACTAAAAGTTACATTCAATTCCATTGGCCCACTACTTTGAGCCTGGTCCAATTCAATTCCAGCTACTGTTGTGGGAAAAGCATTTTCTAATCTCACCCCATAAACTGGTACATTTTTTTCGTCCAATTGTTGTATTACAACATCTGTTGCGAAATCCTTTTTATATCCTACTGAATAACTATCTAAATTAACAATAGAACTTAACCAATTATCAAATAATGTTTTAATATAATAATCATTGGTTAATAAAAACTTACATTGTACATCTTCGTCTATTACTGTGTACGGTATTGGCACATTTTGTTTTTCTGCAATATAATCTATTGTAGAAATTTGTCTGCCTGGTAAACTTGCTCCTTGACATAATAATGATATATCTCTTGGGTCACTGATTAAATTTCTAGCATTAAATGAACCAGATACTAATGAACCTATTAATACATCTGGATTTAAATTTAATAATGACTGTGTCGGGGGAGTAAAAATGATATTAAATCTATTTGATTTTGCAAGACCATTTTTCTTTGACACTATTGCTTTTAAATTATCTATGCTCATTAACTTCTCGCTATACTAATGCTATCCTTCCATACTGAAGTTTTAGCACTTTTTACAAACTGTTCTGTTGGTAAAAATATTGCAATTTCCCAATCCGTCATTGGTACTCTGGAAAATTGTGATTTAACATGTTTACCTAAATAATGTTTAAAACACGGTTTAAATTCTTTATATTTTCTTACACCTTGTAACAAACTATATCGCATTTTTGTTAACCTTGTTGTGTCTGTTACCTTATTTGGAGCAGTTCTCATTAATTGGTCAAGAAATTCTGCTCTTATATCTGGCCTTAGGTAGTGTAAATTTAATCCATAAAAGCCATCTTTTGCTGGTTCCACAAATATTGTAAGTGGAAACCTATCATAATATGGTAATGTTTTCTTATGTTTTGGGTCATAAAAATACATATACATACTTCCAGGTAGTGTTCTAGTTGTTTTATCAAGTGCACTATCCTTTAATACTTTTGTTCTCGATACTTTACTTAATTCGCCAACCTTCTTTTCAAACCATTTCTTTGATTCTTTTGTTCGTGCTGTAACACCTGCTCTTTGAGCTTGGGCCTGTAATGTATCGAATAAACTTGCCATATAATCTATTTATATGGTTTTTAGAGTACTTTGATGCCTAGATTTTTTAAAGTTTCTTCTGTCCAAACCTGAAACTTCCAACCTTTTTGTTTTGCAAATTGGTCGGCTGCTTCCCATTTATCATTATTTTTAATATAAGTTAATTGTTCATTAATAAACTTTTTGGTTTTTCTTGACCTAGGTTTTGGTGGTTGAGTTTGTGATTTAGGTTTTATTTCAATAAGGTATGTTTCCTTATTTTCCATTTGGATTAAAAGGTCAACATAATAACGATGTAATCTTTTATCCACAGTTGATTTGTATGGTATTACTATTTCCTCTGAATTCCATAATTTTATCTTTGGATTGTTTTCACACCAACGAAAAGCATTCCTTTCCCATAGGGAACGAAATACCACAGTATTTGGATTTCCGGCATATTTATCCGGATTCTTTATTTTGTATTTCCCTTTGTAAGCCATTATAAATAAACCTATATATGTTTATTTTATTTATATAGGAAAAAGTATGAGTATATTAAGATTTCCAAGTTCACTAGCAGATGAAGCACAAAATGGTGCAAATCATGTCAGATTTATAGTCAATGAATTACAAAATGGCGAAAGAATCCATCCTTATACAATTCATTTATATCAACCTATTGGTTTTGCTGCATCTGATACTGGTAATTATGGTACATTAGACCAAGGACCTATGGGTGCTGGAATGAAAACAGTTTTAGCAAAAATAGGAATTGGTGGTTCCGGAGAGGGTGGACAATTTACAGCTTCAGATTTAAAAGCTGGAGCAATGATGAACACAAGTTTATTACAAGGAATTCCTGGGTTAGACATGATTGACAGGGGTGCTAGAATTGCAGCCTTACAAAAAGGTATTGCACAGAATCCTCATACAGCTGTAACATATGAAGGGCATCAGCTTCGTACGTTCCAATTTGAATATAAATTAATTTCAGAATCAGATAGAGAAGCAAGAACAATTGCAAAAATTGTAGATATATTTAGAAATTATGCTTTACCTGAATCAACAGGTGCATTATCTATACAATATCCTGCACAATTTAGCATTGATTTTTATAGAGGCGGTAGTCAAAATAAATTTATGCCTCAAATTTTGGATTGTCATTTAACAGGTTTAAGTGTTACATATAACAGCACAGCAAATTCATTTCATAAGGACGGTGCTCCTATTGAAACAGACCTTTCAATGACATTCCAAGAAACAAAAACAATTGTACGACAGGATTTATATGGTGACAATGAAACGGCTGATAGGCCTGCAATGGAAGGTTTAGATGAAGAATATAAACTAGTTGATATACCTGAAGATGAAAAACCAGAGGGAGAAGGATAATGGCATTTTTTAAACAATTTCCAAAAGTCGAATATGATTTCAATCGTACTGGAGTTAAACAAAATATGGTTGATATTTATCGCCATGTAAAACCATTGGATTCATTTTTAGATAATACCTCAGCTTATAAATTTTACGAAGTTATTAATGGAGAAAGACCTGATATTGTTTCACAAAGGTTATATGGTACATCGGATTTTTATTGGACATTTTTTGTTATTAATGACCATTTACATGATGGTTATAGAGCATGGCCGATGAGCCAAGAACAATTATTGGCCTATATGGAAAAGGAATATAATGGATATGCAATAGAAACAAACCCAGAGGTTGCTGATAATTTTAAAAATAGTTTATCTGGTAGATTTACACTTGGAGAAACAATTACTGGTGGCACATCTAATGCAACTGGAACACTAACAAAGAAAAATATTGATATGAGTCAATTGGTCATACAAGATGTGACGGGTGCTTTTATTGGTAGTGTTGAAGGAATTAGTAATATTACAGAAAGAATTACTGGTTCAATATCTGGTGATTTTGTAGATACATATAGAGCATTTAAATATGCAGACGCACCATATTATTACTATGATGAAAATGATGTTAATAAAAAACCAGTAACAAATGCAATTCACATTCAAGGGGGTGTTGCTGATAGTGATGTGGCTTATGTAACAAATAGAGACCACGAATTTGAATTAAACGAAGAAAGGTCAAAAATTAGATATATTGACCCTAATTACATTGGACAATTTGTAGATAAGTATAAAAAAGCGATTAATACATAATGGCAAATATCAATAATAGTAATCAAACGAACGCAATTAGACCTGGCTCTTATACAGTTAATAAGGTTCATTTGTTTACAAATTTAAATTCACCAGAACAATACATTGATTTAACTATTGTTTCTCAAAATATTACAATTACTGAAAGTATTTTTTCAATGGGTATTACTCTTGATGTAGCTGTTGCAGATGCAACAGGTATCCTTGAAGGCTTTAAAATAATGGGTAATGAAAAGGTTGAAGTCAATATATCTCGTACTGATATAGTATCAAAAGAGAAAAAGGAATATGATTTATCGCTTCGTATTGCAAATATTGGAGATTATTCCAGACATAAAGAATCAATGCAAATATTTACACTGACCTGTGTTTCAGATTATGTTTATAATAATAATCTAATTACACTTACAAATAAATTTGCAGGTTCAATTGGTGAATCAATTAAAAAAATATGCGAAAAACAATTACATATATCAGCTGATAAATTAGAATTAAATAGTCAAACAGGTAATGCAAATGGAATATATCCTAGATTACGACCACTATCAGCAATTAAATGGTTATTAAAAAATATTACTGATTCAAAAACTCCTTTTTTCTTTTACGAAAGAATATCTGATAATAAAATTGTTTTGGAATCATATAAACAAATGATTGATAAGGAATTATTTGATACTTATGTATATAGACCATATTTAGAGGCAGATGAATCAAAGGGAGTTCCAGGAGAGGAAACATACGAAGAGGAACGAAAAAAGATTTATAGATTATCCTCAGATTTAAATGTATCACAGTTAACATCTATATCAGACGGTTGCTATGGGTCAACATTACATACACTAGATATTGCAACCAAATCATATAATACATTTGAATACAATTATAATCGAACAGAAAAATTAAATGCTAATGATTCACTATCTAATAATATGAAATTATTGGATAAACCTATTAAGGAATTTACAAAAGGTAAAAACTTCTTTATATCAAAAAATTCATTAGCATTTGGAGAAAATCTAAATAATTACAGTGGTACAATAGAGCCTAGTTATTTAGATTCACATTCATATTTAAAAAATTTAAACACATTAACAATTGATACTAAAATAAATGGTGATTTTAATTTAAAATTAGGAGATAAAATTGCTGTAAATATTAACAGAGCAGGTTCTGATTCGAAGGAAGACCCTGTTGATAAATATTTATCAGGTAATTATATTATAGCAAAAATAGTGCATGAATTTAAAGAAAAATATTCTATGGTATTAACATTGAAAAAAGATTCATTCATGGAAAGTATTGATGAAATTATAACAATAGAAGAACGAGAAGTATTAGAATGAGAGCAGATGATTTTTTAAGTGGAGGTTTTAACTGGTTTACTGGTGTTGTTGAAGATAGATTTGACCCAGAGGAAATGAATCGTGTTAAAGTGAGATGTTTTGGTTACCACACCGAGGATAAAAATGAATTAGATACTAATGATTTACCTTGGGCTACTGTTATGATGCCAACAACTGCAAGTGGAACATCAGGAATTGGAGACACACCACACGGATTGATGGAAGGTTCCTGGGTTGTAGGATTTTTTAGAGATGGTCCATCTGCACAAGACCCAATTATTATGGGAACAATTGCTTCCAAATCATCTAGTAGAAGTAAAAATTTAGGATTCACAGGTTTAAATTATCCAAAAGGAGAATATATTGACCAAAGTGATGTAAACTTTTCAGCAAGAGCAACTAAATATGAACAGGGAACATCGAGTGTAGAGAGAACTAAAAAAGATTATCCTACTATTACAACGGCTTCTCCAGCAAAAATATCAACAGTTGCTCCAGATAAAGCAGATAGTTTTTATGCCGCACAAACGTGGACAGAATTAAAACCATTAAATGACCACAAACCAGATTATCCATATAATAAGGTTAACGAAACTGAAAGTGGTCATATATTTGAGGTTGATGATACACCAGGTAATTTAAGATTAAATAAACAACATGCTTCTGGTTCATACGAAGAAATATATAATGACGGAACAAGACAGGTTAAAATTATTGGTGATGATTACGAAATTATTGTAGCAAATAAAAATGTTCACATTAAAGGTAATATGAATATGACTGTCGATGGTGATTTACGACAATTGGTGTATGGTAATTATCACTTGGAAGTAGAAAAAGATTTTACAATGAATATAAAAGGTTCATTACAACAAGGCATTCAAGGTAATCATGAGGCCGAAATT